CTGGTAATAAAGACAAAATAAAACCTGAATTTATATTAAAAAATACTCATTCAGGTCTTAAAGCTAAATTATTATTAACTGAGATTAAAAATAGTTAGTTAAGTTTATATTGACCAAGATCTCGATAACCCATTTGATCTTGTAAAAATCCTCTTAATATCTCAAATTCACCACCACTTAGATTTACTAAATATTCTAACTCAGCATCTCCAATAGAATCAGCGAACTTTTCAGCCTTATCTTCAAAATCAGAAGAATCACCTACTGATTCATCTTCCTCGAGGTCTTCACTTAGAGTTTTAGGTTTTGCGTAAGCTTCAAAGATTAAGTCTTGTTCGGTTTTCATATTACTATTTAGTTAAATTTATATTTAGGATCATTAGCACCTGCTAAGTAACCTTTTAAGATTTCACTTAATGCTGAAACTTCCATTGCAACTCTAGCAATTTTCTTTGTTTCTGAATTTGAAATACTATCAAAAATTGTATCCGACTCAGCTGAGTTAAGAGTTGTTTGAATACTACTTTCAGTACCGTTTAGATAGCCGGAAAATTCATCCATCTTACCTATCCAGCTATTCAACTCATCATACATTTGTTTTTGCTGATCATTTATAGCGTTCGTTACATCAGCCGGTGCATCTGCACCTAGCTCATCTGCAGTTACATCCTGTAATTCAGAATCTAAAGCTTCACCGTCAGTCAACTCATCAGTTAACTCTTCATCTTGTTCTAAAATTTTTGCAAATCTTTTGGAATACTCATTCATATTTATATTTATGGCAAAACGTATAAATATATACATGAAACAACGACTATTTGAAGATGATCAAATGTACGACGCCCAGAGACAAACATCAGGGATGGGATCTGAAGTAGCTAACCAAGGCCCTATAACAGTTAATAATATATCGCATCATAAAAATAATGATAATAATATAGGCAAAAATAAACTATACCCTATTGATAATATAGAACACGCTATAGGAGATGCATTTGTTAATATATCAAACGTTCACCAACTTATACAAGTAGCGGAGGAAAATCCTACGTTTGAAAAGTCTCAGATATCGGGGTTACAAGATATATTAAAAGATATGACCAAATTATTAGTTGATTTTGATGAAACATTATCTATAATAAAGGGTAATGTTAGGTAAATTTTTCGCTTCAGTCTTTTTAACTATATCTGTTAGTATAATTTTTGGATTGCTTTTTAAAAGTAATTTTTGGTTGGTCTTTACACTCGTATCAATGATACAAATTGTTGGGTTCCTACTATTTCAGCAAATATACTCAAATAGACTTACCTATAAGTTTGAAGAGATAAGAACTGAACAGATTAAGGAATCGACCAGGAACCTAGTCGAGGTTAATTGCCCATGTGATGAAGAAGCCAAGCAAGTAGTCGATTTTCGATTTGATAGAAAAAATGTATATAAGTGTGATAAATGCGGCAAAAACTTTACAGCTGTAGTAACTTTTAATACTATGGTAACTACTGACCCAATCTACTTTAATAATAATGGATAAATTAGAAGATATAACGACCGAGGTAAGCCCATCTACAATTGGTATTACAAAACAAGATACTGTTAGTATAGATGATATTGTTACGAGAATTATTTCAGTGCTCTCTCTAGAAGATAAGGAAATGTTCAATCTCGGGCAAGTAAAGAGAGGTAAGAGACAACTAAACAGTCTAGATGTATTAAAGGAAGGTTTATACAGAGAAATAGAAACTTTGAACCTTACCAAAACAGTTGACGGTGATAAAATAGAACGTATTATCAATAGCAAGACGAAAAAGGTTCTACAGCAGCAGGTCGATGGTATTATTAGTATATTGCAGATGTCTACTGACAATGTAGATAATCGTCATTTTTTACTAGGATTAATCTTAAGACTACTACTAGGAAAGTAGGAACGGAACTATAATATAATATATTATATGAGTAAGAAAGTCAAAGTAGAGCCAGCGGGTAAGCCGCTAAATGAACTAGAACAAGATAGCTTAGATTACGTAGCAAGATTTGCATGCTTAATGTATGGTGTCAATGTAGCAGCTGATGCTGCAGAAAGAATGGGAATGGATACTGAACGTGATAGTAAGTGGATAAAGCCTATATTTTTCCAGAAATATATTGATGAACGGTTTGAAGATATGAAATATAATATTAACAACTCCTTACAAGGTAGAGAAGATGAAGCATATTCCTGGTAGTCAGTTTATAAACCACACTCCTAAATTTGGTAAATATTTTAAGAGAGGTGTTACCTACACTCTTAAGCATATTAAAAAAGAATCAGACGATAAAATAAAATATATTTTTTCCACTGATGGGGATGATAAGGAGATGTTCTTTAAAAGTATTAAAGAGGCTGACGAATTTTTAGGCACCTTCTAGTAATAATCACCATATACGTCATCATTTGATGACATATCAAAGACATCTTTACTACTCTGATCAATATCGTATTCGTCGTAATTATCTTTCTTACTCTCTGTAGCTGCGTTAACACCGCCGGCCTGTCTCCCAGCAAAACTACCCTCATATACTTGCGCATTGCCACCAGATAGTGGGAATGGTATATTAGGTTCGAAACTATAATCGAGTCGTTTAGCTTTTATAAGAAATACATAATGACCACCTAACTGATTCATAGAAGCTATATCTTGATCTAGTTTTTCCGTTACCTCGAAATATTTAGCTTGTCTATTATTAGGCCTATCATTACCAAATTCACTTAATTGGAAAACATCGCCAGCCTTAGGCTCTATAATATCATGCTGAGTTGACCACACATTAGTAAGATCGCTAAACGTTGTTTCAAATGATGATATATGTATATACGCTGTAACAGCATCATCACTCTGAAATCCAAATTGTGATAGTGTTATTGCATTATCATTAAGAGTTGCTGCTATTACAATATTTCTTGGATCCGCAAACGTCTTAGTTGGTTGCTCCCCGTATATATTATCAGCACTAAGAGTATCAAAAGTATTAACAAAATAACTTACTTGGGTACCGAATTGATTTATTTGCTCTCTCCACCAATTACTAAATAATAATCGCTCATTAGGAGAGTTTGCATTACTCTTATCAGTAAATCTAAAGCATGTTTCATCGGACGTTACAATACCAGGAAAGCAATTATTATCATAATTTATACTCATTTTTGTAAAATAAAGTTATTAGTCTTTGGGTCAAAAGATAGCTGTATACCTGTCTTACCTAGTGTCTGGGTTTTGTCTTTATGAGGTACTATTCTAAATGTATCGCGGATATATTTAAGATCTATAGAGGAGCAGACAGCCATTCCTTTATTATCTTTTAATCTTTCAATCTTTGGATTTTTAGAAAGATCTTTCTTCATGTAGTCGGGCATTAAGTTTACACGTTTACGTTGATATGATTTATCAGTATCTGTAAACCCTGTACCTCTATGCCTATGCTTAGTATGATAATCAGAAAAGCTATCCATAATAATATTTAAGCAAAAAAAAGCTGCAACACATGTGTTGCAGCTAATTTTAAATCTTGTTTTATGTTTTATGCAAAGAGCGAGTGACCAGTCTTATTTTTAACGGAGACTTTATTGTCTTTACTCATTAATTTGTGACCTTTGCTGCTACCTTCTTCATCACCTTTTTGGCCTTTAACCTTACCATCCGCTTTACCGGTAGTAGATTTAACAGAACCAACTGTGTTTTTCTTAGATTGTAGTGATTGGCCAGCTGAATCAGGTACTGCTGTAAGCTCTGTAGCTTCTTCAAGCTCATCTTCTTCATCATCTTCTTCTGCTTCATCATATGAGACTTCTTCCATCTCATAGTCTTCAGCTTCTGCATCGTCGTCTTCACCTTCAGGTTCGACTTGCGCTAAAATTTCTTTTAAACACTCAATATGTTGAGCACCTAATGTTACCGTAACTTCGCCAGATTCGTCAGCAGTACCTTCGTCGCCAGTTTCAATACCGAGCGCATCAAGTTCTTCGTTTGACTCTTGGCCGTCCATTACCTCTTCAAATAATTTATCAAAAACAGATTTCATATTAATATTTATACTCTCCCTATAGTCTTTTTCAACTTTTTCATCAAACTTTTCAGAACTATATTTTTCTGGCTCATAAGCATTAGGCTTACCTTTGGTTTTCTTAGGATCAACCGGCTCTTCTAACCCTTCAATATTGTAGTTTGGATCTGTGTTACCCTCGTTACCAGTGTTTTGAATATTTTGAGCCTCCTTTGAATTTAAATTAACTGCACCTTTACCTGGCTTAGTACCCATTTTCTTATTACCACCTTTAATAGGTCTAGTCGTTTTACCTTCTTTGATTATGGTATCGCTATATATATTCCATATATCGGTTAGATTATTTTTGTTTGACATGTAAATATTTAATACAAGATGACCAAAAATAAACAAAATTACATGAATAACCCTAATCTACCAGCGGTAGGTGCGGAATTCGAGTATAGTCCCAGTCAAATTAACCAGTTAAAGAAGGCATCTAAGAACCTTTTATATTTTGCTGAACACTTTTTCTACATTGTTTCCTTAGATGAAGGAAGGCAAAAGATTAAATTGCACTCACCGCAAAAGCGTTCTCTTAGAAAAATGCGCGATAATCGCTTCTTTATATTATTAGCATCTCGTCAGATAGGTAAAACTACGATGATGACCATATATGCTTTATGGATTGCTTGTTTTAACGAAGACCAACGTATTCTTATTGTAGCTAATAAAGAAGGTACAGCCATTGAAATAATGCAAAGAATAAGAATGGCGTATGAAGAATTGCCTAATTGGTTAAAGCCTGGTGTTAAAGAATACGGGAAAACGTCAGTTACTTTAGCAAATGGTACTCGAATAGGTATATCAACTACAACCGGTACAGCAGCTCGTGGACAATCTGTCAACTGTCTCATTTTAGATGAGCTCGCATTTATTGAGCCTCATCTAGTAGAAGAATTTTGGAAATCAGTATACCCTATTATTTCATCATCTAAAAAATCTAAAATTTTTATAGCATCAACAGCTAATGGTACTGGTAATTTATTCTATAGACTATATGATGCAGCAGAAAGAAATGAATCTAATTGGGCTTATGATAAGATTTTATGGAATGAAATACCTGGTAGAGATGCAACGTGGAAAAGAGACACCATTGCATCTATTGGTTCAATGGAAGCTTTCAATCAAGAATTTAACTGCGAGTTCTTAGACTCGGGAGAAAGTTCGCTAAATGAAGAGTTATACGCTAAATTAATACAACGTTCTGTCGAGCCTAAGTTTATTTTTGACGAAGGTAGTTACCTATTATGGGACGAGCCTGGTAAGGATGGTATATATGTAGCAAGCGTTGATACATCTGAAGGGGTAGGGGCTGACTATTCCGTCGTGCAAGTGTTTGATTATAGTGATCTAACTAATATAAAGCAGGTAGCTGCTTATAGCAATAATACTATATCGCCTTATGAGTTTACAGAGAAGGTGTACGAGATATTACAACATTGGGGTAATCCATTAGTTTGTATAGAAAGAAATAATTGCGGTGCGCAGGTTGTAGATAACTTAAGCCGTAATTATAACTATGAAAATATTGTATCTTGGGGCGCATCAACAGCTGGTAGAGCAAAAGGTCAGCTAGGTATTATAGCTCATACTAATACTAAACATAAAGGTATTACTAATATGAGATACTGGGTAAATGAGCTCGAGAGTGTCGAGATACGAGATGTTAACCTAGTTAAAGAGTTAAGAGACTTTATTAGATATCCTAACGGCACCTGGGCAGCAAAGAGAGGCGCAGGTAATCATGATGATAGAGTAATGGCAATGATATGGAATTTAATTATACTAGAAGACGAGGTTGTTAAGAGATATTTTGAGATAGCACAGTTAGATAAAAATAATAAGCCATTACAAATTAAACAATTCGACTTTGGGATTAAATATTTTATGAACCCAACGTCAATGTATAGTAATGAGAAAGATGGAAGTCTAGATAATACCTCGCCTATTATAATAGGCAATGCTATGAATCAAGATTCTGACTTAGAGCAGTTATATAATGCAGGTTTTAAACCACTACAATAAAATATGTCAATAAACCAGTCACAGTTAAATAAGAGTAGATTAGATAAATTTTTAATGGTTATCAATCTACCTACATCATTAAAAGATATTAATACAACAGATCTCGGTAATCGGAAAGATAAGGCGGTAAATGAAAATTCTATACAGTTTTCTGTTTACGGTGCAGTAATCCCAAGTGTTACAGTACCTGCAATTACTGAACAATACGCTGGTCAAAGCTTTAAAATATCAAGCCATGCGCGGCCCGCTTATAATAACGTAAGTGTTAAGTTTACCGTCGATAATAAGTTTAATAACTACTGGGTATTATATAAATGGTTAGATTTATTGAATAATGACAAAGGGTCGGCTTTCGACTTAGACGACCTTTCAGGTACACCAAAGCTACCTGCAAGTAGTCAAAACAAAAATAAATCTAGCAATCCACCAGATTTATATATGACAGATTTAGTATTATACTCAAAAGATGAGTTTGATGCAAATGTGGTAAAATTTACATATAAAAATGCCTTCCCGGTTAGTTTAGGTCAGATAGACTACAATTATCGCACTGAAGGTGAAATAGAAACATCGTTTGAATTTGCATTCTCTCAGTTATTAGTAGAACTATTGTAAATTTTTAGCTCTAAAAACCATAAATAATATTATGGGACGTACAATTCAATCACCTGGTGTAGAGATTAATGAAATCGATTTAAGTTTAAGGCCGAATCTAGCTACTGGAACAACAGTTTTAGCTACCGGCTTCGCAGATAGAGGGCCTTCTGACGAAGTTATTCAAGTTACAAGTTTAAGCGAATTTGAACAAATTTATGGGGTACCACAAACCCCTGCAGAAAGATATTTTTATCATACTGTAAAGCCGATTTTTAACTCACAAGCTAATATTCTAACTTACAGACTACCATATGGTGATGGCAACGGCGCAGGCTTTGGCAATTCATACGGTGCACTAGCTTATCCAGTTAAAGCTGTGGCGTTATCTGCATCCGGTACTTCATCAACCGATACATTAACCTCGTATAATGTTAATACTTTTAGTCAACCAGTTGATGGTGATGGTAATAATTTACCTGCAGTATACATTTTAGGCAAACCGACACACTTTGAATTAACAGAAGTCGAATATAATAACATTCTTAAGGGTGAAAATTTTGCTTGGAGCAATACAATAACAGAATCAAGCAGGCTTTCATCACTTAATGCCATGCAAGGCGCTGGTATGATTGTACTTAATAAAGGACAGACAACAGTTAATACTAAGTTTGAAGGATTTTACTTCGGAGCTATCGATAATTCGAATATTAACGATACGACAGACTTTGATGGTATTATGACATCCGAGACTATAGCAAAGAGTGCTAGACAAACTCGGACATATACAACTCTACCTGAACCTCGGTTGGGATTTTCTTTATCAGCTATATCTGATAATAGTACTGATACATTTGGACAAGACGACGATAGTGTTTCAGAGGTAATGGAAAATCTTTCACAATTCGATATTTCAACAGATTTATTTGACGATACTCTTTCAATTGGATTATTTAAACTAAGACAATCAGTATTTGCTTCTGATGTAATTAAACTTGATTATGTCGTTTCTGAGACATACGTTGGCTCTTTTGACTACCATCGCCAGCAGCAATCACAAACAGGTGGTGCACCTACTTCATTCTTCCTTGGTACCAAAGAAGATCAATCACCTAATATTAGTATTATGGTTAATGAAAACCTTTCTCACAAACATGGAAATACATGGAGAGATGTTGACGGGGTACCTATTAATAAAGTAAGAATATCAAGAGGTCTCGATGCTACGAACTGGCCAAATTTATCAAGTTCGTACATACCAGCAGGCTACCAAGGCTTGAATGTAACAAGTGTAGGTGCAGCTTCTGCAGCCTTTACCGATGCTGATACAGCTGCTTTTAAAGCAAATAGTTTATTTACAATTGGTTCGTACACTACACCATCATCACAATCAGACCAAAAAATACTTGGCTCTATACCGGGTAAGCTTGATAGATTGCTCAATACAGTAGAGAATCCTGATATATATGATCTCGATATTACTGTTGAAGGAGGGTTAGGTACAATTAATGCAGCGCGTATGGAAAATGGTTCAAATAAATACTTTGACGATTATTCTAATATTAATATGTCTCCATACTATACTTCAGATCCAACATCTATTCAAACAGCTACATATAGAGATAACTGGAAGACAATTTATAATAGATTTAATAACTTCGCTGAAAAGAGAAGAAAGGATCACTTGTTTATTGCTGATTTACCAAGACCGATATTTGTTCAAGGAGCTAATTATAAGACACTACAAGACCCTCTTAAGAACTACTCATTACATATAGGCAATGCAATTAAAGCATTTACTTCAATTCTTAATTCGAGCTATGCTACAACATATGCATGCTGGTCTAAGGTATATGATAAGGCATTAGATGATCAGTGCTGGGTACCATTCTCTGGTACAGCTGCTGAAATAATGGCTAATACAGATGCTAATTTCCAACCATGGTTTGCACCAGCAGGCTTTACAAGAGGTAGGGTCGGTAGTGTTAATGATATTGTACTTTATCCGAAGCAGAAGCAAAGAGATAACCTCTATAAGAATTCCGTTAACCCTGTAGCTTTCTTCCCTGGAGATGGATTTACAATCTTCGGGCAAAAGACTCTTCAAGCAGCTCCAACAGCATTTGATAGAATTAATGTACGTAGATTGTTCTTAAATCTCGAAAAGTCGACAAGATCGACAATGAAATACTTCATCTTCGAGCCTAACACCCTACTAACAAGAACTCGTATCATCAACGTACTAACACCTATATTCGAAAGAGCTAAAAACACAGAAGGCCTTTACGATTACTTGATAGTTTGTGATGAAAGAAATAACACCCCTGACATTATTGATCAGAATGAGTTAATCGTTGACATTTATCTCAAGCCAGTAAGAGCAGCAGAGTTTATATTAGTTAACTTCTACGCTACAAGAACTGGTACTGATTTCAATGAAATTATAGGTTAAAGATTAAATATTAATAACTATGGCAGACGTAAAACAGACAATCCAAGATTTCTACACACAAGCGCAGGTCAAAGACTTTGCGAGAAATAATCTCTTTAGAGTTTTAAATATAGACTTCGGAGGTGGTAGTGACGTTACGATCGGTGAAGAAGATTTAGTTTATGTAACTACTGCGACTTTACCTGGTAAGACAATTACTGACGTAGCTGTACCATATATGGGATTAGATTTTCACATACCAGGTACGGTTAAATATACCGGTTCTGAAGGATATTCACTAACATTTAGAGCAGATGAATCGTATAATTTATACGACAAATTTCAGCAAGTAATGAGCGATACATTTAATGATGCAAATTCAACAGGTAATTATTTTACCCCTAGTGCTGATTCTGTAATTGATTTAGTTCAGTTAGATAAGCAGTTAGAAAGAATTTCTCAGTATCAGTTAGTTGGATGTAGTATTAGAAGCATAGGTGAATTAGCGTATGATATTACTACCGAAGGTACAGTACAGACGTTTACAGTTACTGTTGCATACCACTACTATAGAAAAACTGCTTAGTATTTAAACATTTCAAATTAAGCCGTACTTTGGTACGGCTTTTTTTTGCTTAAATATTATATATGAGTATATTAAATGCAGTTGGTAATGCTATGCAAGGTGCTTCAAACCTAACGCGAGGAGCTCTAGGAGGAACCTTAGCACAACCCAATGTTAGTCTATTTGGAACAAATATACCAGGTGTACCTTTAGTAAGTTTTAGAGATTATTTTATTAATTCAATGGAAACGTGGGTTGGAGCTATTCCTCTACGTACTCAGTGGGTTGTATTAATCGACCAGTTTCCCTCTGGATTAAATACTGATATATTACAGGGATTAGAACCGGTACAAGGTGATAAAAAGGGGTTTAATATTAATAAAGCAAAAGCTTTCCTCACATCATACCCCGCGCAGGGGATTGTAGGCTGTATATTTGCTCAAGGGGCAGATATACCTGACGATGTTCTACAGACCTCGGTTGCATCAATTCCAAATAATAGAGGGTTTATACCTGGTCGAATTTCCGGAAATAGGACTGAATTTAGCCCTTTAACTTTACAATTTAGAGAGACCAATTCATCTTTTATAGATCATATTATACGGCCATGGGTTATTCTAGCTAGTCATGCTGGTATGGTCGCGAGGGATGAAAAAAATAAACCAGAATTAGATCCAAGATGTAACATAACAATTATACAATATACTCGCTCTTATAAAGATGTATCACAGATACCTCGAAAGGTCTGGAATTTTTATAATTGCGTACCGACGGGCGTTTCAAGTAGAAACCTTACATATGATGCTGAGCAAATGGATACATACACGTCGCAGTGGTCGTATAGTAACTACACTGTCAGCGACAATCTTTTCTTGCCTTTACCTGATATTATTGATAAATTATTTTAATGATCGGTAACCAAGTACCTATTGATATAACGGAAGGTAAAGCTTCATTTAAAGAACTATCCTTTTACGAATATAAAAATATATGTAAAATGTTAATGTCTAATGACGTGTATGATATTAATCATTGCCTGGAGACTATTATTAAAGAAAACGTAACTTCGTCTAGACCTTTAAACATAATTGATAAGTTTAAATGTCTTCTGTCAATAAGAAACACTATATTAGGCAATGAAGTTACATTTTTACTTGAAGAACGACAAATAACTATAGACCTTTCTTTAATATTAGCTACTGAGTTTAGCGACGAACCTATTGTATATGATATATTAACATTATCTAGCCCAGTTAATTTTTATTCTGTAGATTATGATAACTATATTGCAGAGTGCCTGGTGAAGATCGGAAATACTAGCGTTGTAGATTTGACCGTAGAGGAGCGCAAGCAATTATTAGGAGAAACATCTCTACCAATAACCGATATATATAATAAACTCCATAATGTTTTCGGTGATCGAAAGCTTAACATTTTTAAAGATATTGATATAAACATTTACAGCCAAGAATATATATTAAAATTTATAAAAAATATTTTTTACGAAGATCTTTTCCAAGTATTAAACTTTGAGTTTGCATGTATGCGCAATTTAGAATTTAAATCTGCAGATTTTAAAACATATACATACCCAGAAATAAAAATATTTTTAAATCATTTAAATAAAGAAAAGGAAACCGAAAAGAACACAATGACTGAGAGGTAGTTGTTATTTTAAAGATTACCGATAAATATTTCTATGTCTGATAAATTTAAAGATATTTTAGAAGAAATTAAAGGCTCAAGAAGCATCTTAAAAGCCTACGCACCGTCAAAAGGTGAAGAAGTGGAGATATCCCCCTTAACATTAGCTCAGCAAAAATTAATTATCGAGACTTCGTCGGATAATACACTGGGTGTGCTTTTCTTTAATAATATATTTTATAAAATATTAAAAGAGAATGTATCAGGTGATATTAAGCAATTTAATACTGTTGATAGGGTTAATCTTACCTTAGTTTTAAGACAGCATCTTAAAAACGTAATAAATGTCGATGAGAGTGATATTGACTTATCTGGTATTTTAAAGAGAAATTCTCTAATTGAGTATAATATTAAACCTAAAACTATTAAGACAGGGGATTTTATTCTTTCTGTTGAAGCACCAGATTTAAATATCGACAATTTTATTAATACCCACCTACTTAACAAGTATAAAAGCACTACCTTTGACGAGAATAAATTAAAGAATCTAATTAGTGATCTATATGCTTGCGAAATTCTTAAGTTTATTAAAAAGATTCAAATAAACGATAAAGAAGTAGATCTACATACAGAGCTATCCCAAAGTCTAAAATTAATAGAAAGCATTGACGGTGTTCATTTCCAACCTGTAACAGAATATATTAATAAAGTTAGGGAATTAGAATCTAAGTTTGCTACAGACCCGGTTAGTGAAAAGGGTATAGATATTACCCCAGAATTGTTTATACTGTAGATTAGATATTAAATAATTGTATGGCTGACACAACATTAGCTGATGCATTATCTTTAATAACTAAGGTTTCATCATCGACCAATAAACGACTAACTTTACTTGAAAAGGTAATTGGTAAAAAA